CGCTTCATGTTGTCCAGCTTCTCCTGGACGGTGGCTTTCGCCGCCCCCAGGACGCGCCCGATCACGCCGCCGATCGCGCCGAAGATATTCCTGGCGACCTCCAGGGCTGCGCCCAGCTTCTCCTTGAAGGAGCCCAGGATTGCGTTGACGCCGTTGCGGAACCACTCGCACTTGTTGTAGAGCAGCACAAGGGCCGCTATGAGGGCCACGATGCCTATGACTATCCAGGTCACGGGGTTGGCGAGCAGGGCCGCTGTAAAGCTCCACACGGAGCCTATAAGCGGTGCCAGTGCGCCCTTCGCCAATAGGAACCCCGCCTTGAGTATCTTGAAGGCGGAGACCGCCTTGGTAATGACGAGGCCGACGCCGCCGACGACTGCGATCACGGTGCCCGCCACGGTGAGGAAGCCGCCGATCGCCAGCACGATGAGCATGATGATCTTGACGAGCTCCTTGTTCTCCTCTATCCAGGAGGCGACCTTGGTGAGCACTTGCTCCCCCTTCCCCATGAGGTCGTTGACCGTGGGGAGGAGGCTGTTGCCTATGGACTCCGTCACGTTGTGGATGCGCTGCTGCAAGCGAGCGAACCGCTCCGGTTCGGTCTCCTGGATAGCAGACGCCATATCCTGGGCGACTCCGGTGCCCTGCCCCATCGCGTCGTAGAGGTTGAGGATATTATCCTGCAAGTCCCCGGTCTTGGAATACAACAGGTCGATGAGGGCGACGGCTTCGGTGTCCCCGAAAGCCTTTTGCAGCTCCATCTTTTCAGCGGCGTCCATTGTCTCGCCGAACTTGCCCCGAAGCTGTTCGAGGATTTCAGGCATAGACAGGAGCTGATTGTTGGCGTCAAGGAAGGAGAGGCCCAATGCCTCGCCGCCTTTCGCCGCCGAGCGGAGGAAGGCTTTGTACTTTGTACCGGCTTCCGCCCCTCCCATGGTGGCTTGCAGCATACCGAGGATTGCAAGCTGTTCCTCCAGAGGGACGTTGGCGGTGGTGGCCGACGCGCCCAGGCTCTGGATGCCTTGGGCCATGCCGGTGCCGGACGTCTTGAACGCCCGGACGCTTTCCGCTATTCCAGCCGAGAACATTTCCCCGAACTGGATGTCGGTGAGATCGTCGTAGTAGCCCTTATAGATGCCGTAGCCGGTGGCGAACAGGGAGGTCATTTCCGAGGCCGTCGACTTGGTGGCTTTGGCGGTCAGGGCTGCGAGAGCGGTAAACTCGGCGACACCCTCGTCCGACAGGGATGAGATGCCGCTCTTGATGTCATAGGCTGCGCTGATGAAGTCGGCCTTTGTGGTGCCGCTCCACTGGTCGGAGAAGTTTCGGGCCGCGCTCTCCAGCGCGTCCAGGTCTTCCACGCCCAGGGAGGCCAGCTCGCCCAGGGCCCGGCGTGTTTCAAACGTGGCCTCTACGGGCGCGAGCACTGCGCTGGTGATCTGGGAGCCAGCTCCCTGCATCGCGGTGCCTGCCTTGACGAACCCGCCGAAGGTCTGCCCCAGTGCGTCCAGCTTGGACACGTCCGCCCCCACGCGGGAGGCGATACCAGCCAACGGGCCGGAGAGGTGGTCGACCATGTTCATGACAAGCGACAATTTGAAGATGGATTCTAAGCTCACACTGCTCTCACCTCCATTTACGCTGAGAACACTTCGCTGATCGCTTTGGCGAGGATGTCCTTCTCCATCTCCTGGACGATGCGGGCCTTTGCCACATAGTCCAGAAATTCGCCGATGTCGCTGATCGCTTCAGGGTCAAATTGCTCTAAGAGAGGCGGGGGAAGGAAGCGGTATATCTCCAGGAGCCCTGTCTCTATAGCGTTCTCCCTAACCCCCGCGACCTTCTCCCTTAGAGTTTCTTCAAATTTACTGTGTTGGTCAGGCCCAGGATGTCCGTGAGCTTGCCGCCGATCGCAATGGCCACGCCGGGATAGGTCTCGGCGTCGGCGGTGAGCCGGGCCTCGTCCTCCTCCACCACGGCGTCCAGCATAAACCGCTTGCTGGCCTTGGACGCGCCGATCTGAGCCAGCGTCTTGACGTAGCGGTCATAGCTGGCCACGCTGGGCCGCTTGAAGTGGTAGACCAGCTCGACCTCGTTCTCGTCGTCCTCGGAGACCGTCACGCCGATGCGGTAGACCTTGCCGTACTTCGCCTTCAGCTCCTCGTCGCTGGCCAGCTTGGGCGCAGCGGAGGAAATGGGGTTATCTTTCATGTTTTCCATGGGGGTGTCCTCCATTTCTCAATTATTCTGGGAATAACGCTCAGGCGGGCTCCAGGCCGTCCGTGACGATGCCGCCGACGATCATCATGTCGATGTCCACGGTCAGGCCCTTGTCGCCCTGGGCGGCTTTGTGGCTTCGCTTGGTGAGCTTGACGATCTTCAGCTCGTCCATGTGGGTCTTCTCCCCCTCGTTGGCGTAGGAAACGACGATGGAGGGGATGGTCAGTTTGTAGAAGGGGATGCCCTGGGATTTACACCATTTCAGGAACTCCTCGTAGTCGTCCCGGAGCAAGGAGATTTTCCCGGAGGACTTATAGTTTCCGGTGCCATAGCCGCGAGGCCGGTGGCCGTATCCGTAGGATTCCTCCATCTCCATCTCGTCGTCGTAGCTGATCTCCTGCACAACGAGAGCCAGACCGGGGAACTTGACGTCGACGTCGCCCCAGTCGTAGGCTTTGCCGTTTACTTTGAGGCTCATAGTCTCTTATCCTCCCTTCTGTCACGCAGTGATCGGGGCGCGGCCCAGGTCGATCTCCACCTCGCGGATGTAGCCCCTGGAGAGGTAGCGGATTTTGACCCGCATGGTCTCGTCCTCCAGGAACGTCTCCTCGTGCCCCTCCTTAACGATGATCTCATAGGAGCTGATCTCCTTGTTCTTCACCATGCGGTCGAGAGGGGTGGCGATGAACTTCGCCCGGGCCTCCAGCTCGCCCTGGATGTCCGTCAGGTCAATGTCGTCATTCTTGAACAACAGAGCCTTCTTCCGGGTCTCCCGGACGATCTTGTTCCTGACGCGCACGTCCTCGGCGTAGCGGTAGTCGCTCCCGTCCGGGCACATCATCTTGGTGTGGTAGACGTAGAGGTCGTCCAGACCGTCGTACTCCCGGAAGGTCAGGTACCCAGCCACGTCCAGGAACTCGATGATGGTATTATCGTAGCCAGCCGGGATAAGCTCCAGGAGCTGCGTCTCCGGGAAGCCGTAGCCCGCCTCGGGCTGGGTCTTGCCGATGGAGACCTGGACGGGGGCCTTGGCGTAGCGTCCCGACACCAGCCCGGCGAGGTTGACATTCTGCGTGGTGCCGTCCAGCCGGACGAGCTTGCCCCAGGCCGCACAGACCTGGATGTCGGTGTTCTTGATCTTCTTCCGGTTCGCTTCCATCTGAAACGCCCAGTCGTGGAGGTCGCCGTCCACGTCTGCCTGGGGGAACGCCGCCTCCAGCAGAATAAAGGCGGGCTTGTGGTAGACGTTCATGAGCTCCTTCTGGGCTTCGCTCATAGCTTGCCAGAGGGGGAGGGTGCTCTCCCCAACAATGTGGATGAACTCAAACTCCTGCGTGAACTCCTTCAGCCTGTCTACTGCTGCCAGTACGTCGCCGTTGGTCATAGCCGGGGCCGTGGAGCTGAAGGTGAAGGTGTCACCCACCAGGAAGGAGCTGGGCTTCTGGTCGACCTCCGCTGCCTCGGTGAACTGGACGGTCAGGCCCGTCCCCTCCAGGGCGTAGGAGCCGGTCACAGGGACGGTGATTTCGTCGGTGAAGCTGTGGCCTCCATTGATGGAGGCTTTGAAGGCTGCGGTGTTCAGCCCGCCCTGGGCGGTGATCTGGATAACCACCTGGAAGGCGTTGGTGGGGGAGCCGTCCACGGTCAAGCTGCCGCCGCCATCCCCCTCCTGCACCACAGGGGCCAGGGTGCCCGCCGTTGTCGCGGCAACCGGGAGGCAGAAGATGCGGGCCGCGCCGCCCTGAACGGCGTCCATGGTGGCGTCGGCCAGCGGGGACAGGCCTAGCCGGCCTCTGATCTTGGCGGCGTCCATGTCACCGGTGACGATGATCGGCGTGTCGGACACCACGGGCGAGGCCCCGATCTTGACGCTCAGCCCGTCGCCGGTGGCGGTCGCAAAGCCGAGCAGACCGTCAGAAATGATTGTCTTAACGTCTCTAAGCATTGCTTCTTAGCCTCGCTTTCCTTGGGGTGCGCCCATGGGGGCCCCGGTAAAATCGGCGACCGCCTGGAGGAACGCCTCCTCGGTCATAGCCCTGCCGGGCTTCCAGTCATTCGCGGCACATACGCCAGCGAAGATGGGCCGCGTAACCTTGTGCTTCTCCCGGAGCGTATCAATCGACAGCAGCTCCTGGGGCTGCGCCGCTGCGGGCGCAGTTTCCGGCTTGCTTCTACTCGCCATCTGTATTCTCCTTTCCGTTTATTTTCTCGATCTCGACCACTTCGACGTGGGTCAGCGGCCCGAAGTCCGTGTCCTTGTAGACGCCGCCGTTGAAGGTGACCGTCACGCGGACGGCGACCTGGGCCTTGAGCAGCGCGTCCTCGGTATCGACCCACTCCACGCCCTCTATCTCCAGCGGGACGAAATTCCCGTCGACCGTGATGCCACGGTCAAGCAGTGAGACGAACTTCTCCAGCATGGTCTCCACGGTGTCGTCTGTGTAGTCGCCTATGAGTACAACGAAGGTGACAGCCCGGTCAAAAACCTTGCGCCGTTTGTGTTTCGCTCCCTCTTCATCCCTAAATCGCTTTTTGGAGCCGTTTCGGGCGTAGGCTTCCCGCTCAAACAAAACTGCACCGACGTGGGACTCCTGGCTTTTCTGGAGGGCTTTCAGGGCCGTGTACGGCCTCGACTTGAGACCCGACTCCGTGAGCTTCTCCAGGAGGTATTGCTTGCTTTGCCCGTAGAGCATGGGTCAGCCCTCCCTTCCGATGAAGTCCTCCACGGTGGCCTTCATTTCCTGCATATCTTCGTCCGACAGGCCCAGGAAGGGCCGGGCCGGGATTTTGACGCACACCTGTTTCTTGGAGACCCACTTGCCGTTGTACTGGAACCGCAGCACTTTCTTCCTGCGGGCCCGGATGGTGCGCCCTGGCTCGCCGAACTGATGGGTCGCTGCGTGTTTGGCATTGGTGCCGACCGCAAAGCCGGAGGCGTCCGACCTCGCGTGGATGGAGTTGCGGAGCTGGGCGGTCTTGACCAGGGTCTTCCCGCCCTCCAGGATTGCCCGCTTGGAGCTCTTCCACCTCCGCCCGTCCGGGCCCTTGCCCTGCCGGAAGCGTTCAAGCGTCGACTCCCGAACACCCTGGGCGAGCGCGGCGTTGATACTGCGGCGGTCGATCTCGGAGAAGCTCCGTATCCTGCGGAGCATAGCCCGGGTGTCCCCCTCCAGGCGGATGTCGTACATAGCTCACATCCCCCTCATCTGTCCCCGGCTGAACAGCCGGGGGTTTGACCGGACAGTGAAGCCGATCGCGGCTGCGCTGGCGGGATCTCCGTCAGCATCGGCCCCGATGGAGACCTTGCCCTCCGCCACCAGCGTGAGGAACTTGACCGCCGCGTTGTAGCGGTTGAGGTAAGTCTTCTGATCTGTCCCCTCGTCGATGCCGATGCGGGAGAACAGGTTATAGACCGCGATGTCTTTAGAAAATTTGTTGATGACCTTGGGGACAGGAGCGAGGGGGACGGCGTACCTCTTGGCGAGGTAGCCGTCAATCTCGCCGTCCGCGTCGGCGATCGCCGCGTCAATGATGGGGGCGACCAGCTCCTCCCGCTTCGCGGGCTCCTCGATAAAGGTGTCTCCGATGATCGCGTTGAGGGCGTCGTCCTTAATCATCTCCCGAACTTCCGCCCTGGTGCTGTAGCTCATGCCGC